TGATCGCCTCACCGCCGAGAATCAGCAGCTGAAGGCAGGGATACTCGATCGTGAGCGCGCCTGCGGCAACCTGTCGTCGAGGCTCGTCGGAGAAGAGATTGCAAATGAAAGCCTCACTGCTGAGAACCAGCGGCTGCGGGCGGACGGCGAGCGGCTGGATTGGCTTGAGAAAACTTCCAGCTACCAGCATGTGATCGAGATAACTCACATGCGAGATGACCGGTCCAAGATTTCGGTCGAAGTGGTGTGCCAACTGAAGCGCGAAGTAGAGTTACGTGGGTGGCAGGCAGATCTGCGCTCGGCTATTGATACGGCGAGAGGTGGCAAGTAATGCACCTCCGAAAATACTACGCCTCGCATCTACGCGAGATCCCGCTTGATGACGGCACTAAACTCGCCTCGTCTGGCGAGGTTTACTCAATCCCTGAAGTCGACGCCGAAATCGCCCGGCTCAAGGCCGAGGCTGAGATACTTAGAGAAACGGCGAACGTACTTCGGCACAACAACGCGCTGAACCAAGAGGATCATGAGGCCGAGGCTAAGTTGCTCAAGGCGGCGCTGCGGTGGGCGTGCTCGAAGATCGAGTTCGCTGACGACGGGGAGTTCGGCAAGGTTGAGATACCACCCGAGTTCGCCCCGCTGATCGCCGAGGCGGTGGAGATTCAACAAGAGGAGAAATTGAAGTGACAAATTTCACCGAGACTCTGCTCTCAGATTACAGGCGCATAACCTCGCCTCACGCAGACAGGCAGCTTCCAATATCGCTGGAGCAATGGGTTGCAGAGCGGCTGCGGAATTCCCTTGACCTTGCGGAAATCAAGGATGTCGAAGATAGGGACGGCTGGATCGAGGACGCAAGGTACTGGGCCGCACTGCTTGGCCGACTCGCTACAGGGAGTCCCTCATGACCGCCCCCTTCGCCATCGAGCCCTCGCCGCCGTGCTGCTGCCCCAGCCAGGATGCTCGACGCTGCTACGAGATTCGCTACCCGCCGCCCATCGATGACCTTGAGCGCGCGGATTACTTCGATCGCCTCCAGGAGGATGGCGACGAGTGTGAGTGCGGGTGCCACGAACCTGACTACGCGGATGAGTATGAGGACGAACAGCCATGAACGAGCCATTCAGTCTTGAGCCCTCGCCGCCGGATCCGCAGCCTTTCCCTGGCCGAGAATTGCCACCGTGCTCCAAGAAGTGGACCGTCGAGCACCTATCCGGCGTGAAGCTGCGCTACGAGTGCACGCTTGATAGCGGCCACAGCGGAGACTGCAAAGATGAATTCCCGTTCTAAATTGTTTGCGTGCACGAAGGGGTGAGAGATGACTGACCGCACCGAGCTGGAGTCTGAAGCCTTGGCAATCTTCCGCGAGATCGGCGACCTCGACGCGCGCGTTTGCAAGCTTCTCCGCGTCTCAATCGACACGCGCGATGCGGATCACGACGAGCGCGTTTATCTCAACAAGACCGGTGACGCCCTTATGGCTGCGCAGGCGGCTATCGAGGTGCTAATGCACCCGGATGATTCGCCGAACGAGAGGGATATGGCATGAACAAGCTTGGCTGCAGCCCCAAAGAAGATGTCTGTATGGAGCATCACAGGCCACTGGAGTGCCGCCATGGATGCTCGGAGTGTAAGCGGCATCGCTGCGGCGGATGGGGATCGCTGAAAGAAGCTGATCGCGATGGGGTTTGCATGCGCGGGAAAGAGGAGCCTGTGTTGGTGAGGGAGGGGTTGTGAGCGAAACCGAACTGCAACGCCTGCTCGGCTGGATCTACCACCGCTCGCGCAATGGACTGTTCTCCATGCGACGTAGCGAGCGTGACAAGGCGCTGAGCGACATCAACCACCAGTGCGGCAAGTTCCATGCGTGCTGGGATGGGGCGGCGGCGAAGTCGGATCCGAATCACGAATGGATGGGGGAGAAGCCGTGAATATCTACACCCAGCACTTCACCGCGAAGTGCGCGAGCAACAACCGCCTGGTGTCCTACGCGCTCACGATCGAGTCGCATGTGACGATCATGGTCGAAGATATCCAGGCCGAGTGCGATAAGCTCCAGAGCGGCTATCACGAGCAGTTCGCTGACGATCTGTTCGCGCGCTTCGGTGGGCGGCAGACTATCAGCGCGCACCGCCACGGCACTGACATTACGACGATTCGGCCATGATGTGTTTTCACGGCACGCCGTTTACCCCGCGCGATCAAATGGTGGCGTGCTTCGCGAAACGCTGCGCCATGGTGAGTTTCTCTGACCCTCGCGACATCGAGGTGGTCAGTGAAATTTGCCAAGCTGTTGCGCTCGACAACGGCGCGTTTCACGCATGGACCAACAAACGAAAATACGACTTCGATGGCTATCTGCAATGGGCTCGGCACTGGGTCAGACATCCGTCAGTGGCGTGGTGCGTGATCTGGGACGTGATCGATGGCACCGAGGCTGAAAACGATGCGCTGTTGGAATCATGGCCGTTGCCGGTTGGCGTCTCGGTACCTGTCTACCACCTGCACGAGTCTCTGGACCGACTGGAGCGGCTCATTGCTGTCTATCCACGAATCATGCTCGGTAGTTCAGGGCAGTACAAAGATATTGGAAAACCCCTTTGGTGGCAGCGTATTGCCGAGGTAATGGATGTCGTTTGCGACGATGACGGCATGCCCCGTGTCAAGCTGCATGGCGCACGGATGTTGGACCCTGACATCTACTCTCACCTTCCGCTGTCCTCTGGTGACTCGACAAACGCAGCGCGCAATGCCGGGTATGACGTGGCGTGGAACGGCCCCTATGCACCACCAGACCGAGCGTCCAGGGCAATGATCCTGATGAACCGAATCGAGTCGCACGCTTCAGCGCGGCGCTGGTGCCGCAGTGGCGGCGGTATTCAAAGAAATATGGAGTTACTCGGATGAGCGATATCAATCAAACGTTGACCGAGAAACAGGCGTTGTACGGCGATTTCTCGAAGGCCGCCGGCATCAGTCAGGACATCAAAATAATCATGAGCCAGTCCTCACGATGGATGGACCTGAATCCCGGGCAGCGAGAGTCCTTGGAGATGATCGCCAACAGGATTGGCCAAATATTGAGCGGTGGGGCCAGCTGGCTCCTGAACGAGACAGCCAAAATAGCTGCCGTGGAGCTGGCGAGATTACGCCGAGAGGCAGAAGACAATGCCAGCGTGGCAGTGATCCTGCGTGCCGAAAACGATCGGCTGCGGGCCCTCATCAACAACCCGCACACCGATGACTTCCTGGCTGCGGTGAGGCTCGAAGCGGCGCACCAGCAGGAGCGATGGGGCAGCGAGCACGACGCCGGCAAGACGGACGCAGACTGGTTCTGGCTGGTCGGCTACCTCGCCGGCAAGGCAATCACCAAGCCCGAGAAGCAGCTGCACCACATCATCACGACTGCGGCCGCGCTGCTCAACTGGCATGCTCACAAGACCGGGGCCAGCACCGGTATGCGCCCTGGAATTCTTCCACCTGATGAGCCCGGCGCCGGGGGCCGGCCATGAGCGTCCGACGCCGAATCATCGCCGAACGACTCGCCCGTGACGAGCGACTGAAAGCCGGTGGCGAGGCATTCGACCGCGGGCTGCGCGAGGGCATTGCAGCTGTGCGGCGCATTGCCGAGGAGCGGGCGGGCAGCGAAGGAAAATGCAACGCCTGCGCAGGATCCGGCGTCACCAGGGTGTGCTGCGGCAGCTTCGAATCGACTGACCACGGAATTCTCGGCCAAGAAATTCACTGCTGCGGCTACCCAGAGCAAGACCACTGTGATGCATGTGACGGGCTAGGTTTCTCGGGGAGGCGGGCATGAGCGACATCCGTCCATGGCCGAACCCGACTGGCCGTCCAGTCGACCCGCCCAAGCCAATCATCCGCCCCTGCGACTATGGCCTGATACTCACGGTCGACAGCCTCGAGGCCCAGGTCGGCACCATCGAGGCGTACAACCGCTTGGTTGCGGCCGCGCTGAAACTGAAGTCGAAAATCGATGCCGGCAAGGCCAAGCCGCAGAATCCGATCTTTGCTGTCAGTCCGCGTGGCGAGTCCAGCGCCGGGAGCCGGCCATGACCACCCCCACCACCAGTGGCCAGCGGGTGGCCAGAAAGCTCGGCCGCTTCGTGACCTACCACCCCGCGGGTGACGCCATGACCGAAAAGCCAGTCGCCTACCTCGTCGAGTTCGAGGACGGCTCTCGCGAGCTGCACTTCGCTGAGCATGGCGTGCCGGCATGCGGCGAGACCGTGACGCCGCTGTATGCGGTGCTGGCACCGCGGGTGGCGCCGTGAACCTCAAGCCCTGCCCCTTCTGCGGTGGCACCAACACCGTGACGCGAGAGTCCCATCACTGGACCGGCATGCGCAGCGTCGTCCTATCGGTCAGCGTCGATCATCATTGCGAGCGAATCGATGGGCAGCCCCGATCGCTGCTGCAGGTCAAGGGCAAGACGATGGAGGATGCTGTGGCGAGGTGGAATGAGCGGGTGGCGCCGTGAGCCCGACAATGCAAAAGGCCGAGATCTACCGCGAGTTCGGCTGGCGCAGAAACAGGCGCATGCCCAGCGGCGTGATCATGCATCAGTCGCCGCGCTTCGGCCCGCACGAGGGCCGCTACACGCCGCTGCTCGCCTTCCAGTGCCGGTACAAGGGCGGCATCCTGTGGGCCATGCCAACGCAGCGGTGGGCGCCGTGAGCTGGCAGCCGATTGAGAGCGCGCCACTCGACAAGAGTTTGCTGCTGTGGTGGCAGCCGATACAGCCAAATGTACACGCAGAGGGATGCGTCATAGGTCAGGTCTCCAGTCACGAGCCTGGGAACTGGTACAACCCTCAGACCGGGCAGTTCCAAGATCTATGGCATATCAGGTATTGGCAGCCGCTACCCGCCCCTCCCTCCTCCCAGCGCCTCGCGCGCCGGGAGCAGGATGCGGGTCGTGACGGGCGGCAGGTCATGCGGGCGGTGCAGTGGGCAGCCGCTCATACCTGATGACTCGGCGAAGCCCCAGCGGCTCCAGGATCGATTCCCCAGGCTCCTTGCGGCCCAGCAGCACGTCGCTCAGGTAAGACTGGGACACGCCCAGCTCGGCCGCTACAGATAGTTGAGAGCCAGCCTTATCGATCATTCCCCGAAGAATCAAGACAGGATCTATGCCCTCCCCCGAGAATGAGTGCCGCTTGCGACTCTCTTTCTCAACGGCGGCGGCAGCGCTGACTGCCTCCTTGGCAAATTCCACAACCGCGTCTATCTGTTCTTGTCGCAGAAGGAACCACTCTCCATGCATTCTATGATCCGATAGCCTGATGTGGCACTGCCTCTCAGCCGTGCTCGCCTTGCTTCTGCTATCGCACTCGACGCATGCGATTATGCGGAGAGAAACCGGCGACCCGCATTGCAACTCCTTGAGTCGCTTTACCGGATCTGCGGATTTGCCAATCTTAACCTGCAGTTCTTTCCCATGAATCTGCCCGGCTATCATGTAGATCTTCATCACATAAGTGTGCCACACAATAATCCATATTGCGAATATTAATACTCAGAGCGCTTGACGGATTCGCAGATTGGCGTATAGTGCACCCATCGGTCAGCAATCACGCGGACCGGGAAACGGGAGAGCAGCATGGACATCATCAGCAAGCAGATCGCGGATCAACTCATCGCCGACGGCAGCGCACGTGCCGAGGGGCTCGTGGTCCATCAGCGTGGCAACGGCGGTGTGGCCACATACATGGCCGTGACCCGATTCGACACGCAGACCACTACGCACTACAAGGTCGGCGACGGCGAGATGCGGGCGCCCGAGGGCGCGGTCGCTTACAAGTACGCTGACCCGACCGAGGGTGCTCGCTGGGTGTACGAGCAGGAGGATCTTGCTGAGATTCGTAGCGCCGACCCGAGCCTCATCGTCGAGCTGCCCTGAATTCTCCCGCCGCCCGTCGGCAATACGGGCCTCTCGAATGCCCTGGCGAGCCCAAGAGGCTCAGCGGTCCACACAAGTCCACCCGATAACGGAGGGCTGCGCGGCCAGGGCATCCGAGAGATCGAGCAACAACGCAACCGGGAGAGATGAGATGGAAATCGAAGTAGGCAGCACGGTGACATTTGACGCAGATGGCGCGCTACTCAGTGGCACCGTGGTTGAGCTCGATGGCGATCGGGCAAAGGTGGCCTTCGCGGGATCCGCCGAGTGGATCGCGATGGCCGACCTCACGGAAGGCGATTGCAGCGAGAGCTGATCGCGGGCTGAGGATCCCCGGCGCTCGGCAACCGGGCTAGCGCCAAACTGAAACGAACTGTGCGCCGTGGGTGGCGCGGGAGCAAAAGCAAATGACAATCCTCGAATCCATGGCCGCCCAAGGCGCGCCCTACATCATCGTCCATGCTCGTGACGCCCGCGGCATCCAGGAGCAAGTCGAAGCCGTTATGGCGATCGGAAAGCATGTGCCGCTGGGCGGGGTGAGCGTGGTGATGACGCCCGAGGGGCTGCTGTACACGCAGGCGATGGTGCTGAAATGACCCTCCCCGAAATCATCGCCGCGTGGCAGCAGGAGGCACGGGTGGCCGATCAGTCTGGTCGGTCGGATGGCTATCCTCGGATCTGCGAGCAGACGGTGGAGGCGCTACGGGAGCTGCAGCAGTTGCGCGCCGCCAACCACCAGAAGCAGCCCGACAGCGTGATTACAGGTCAAGCTCAACAAGAGTGGTGCCGCACCGGTCGCTGGCCGATACCGCCGCCCTCTGCAGGCTAGCGGTACCGGCCGGTAGCTCAGATCGACGTCGGCAACAGCCGCTCGAGCGCCACGATACGTGCCTGCAGGCTACTTGCCCCGAGGTATCACGCCCTTCATCCTCTCTGCGGTGCGCAAGCTACCCAGGCCGAGCATGCCGCCGAGCAGAGTGATCAGGTCGCCAAGGTCCAGCTCAGGCGGCAGAGGCCACGCCTGAATCCCGGAGGCCCACGCCAAGAGCGGCTGAGCCACGAACTGGTAGCCGAGCCCCAGCACACAGACGTAGCCGCACAGCGGCCGCCACGAGCTCGCAAAGGCATTGCCGCTCGACGCCTCGGCCTTGTTCACCTCGATCTGGCCGAGGTCGCGGGCCAGCTGCGCGTCGAGTTCACGGAATTCGCCGGCCTGCTGAAGCTTCAACAACTCGAGCTGGGCCGCGGCGCGCGCCTCGGGATTCGGTAGCACGCGCTCGAGCAGCGAGGTCACGGGTCCGATCAGCAGTTGCAGGACGTTCATTGCCACGCTCCCGTTAGAATAATCTTGGCCATCCGCTCGCAGCGCTCCGGCGTCTGCTGGTGCCATTTACTGTCCAGTAGCTCAATCTCCGCCGTGATCCAGTCTCGGATCACGATGGCGGCGATCGCCTTTTTGAACTTGGCCAGTCCTTCGGTGCCGAGCTGGAACGCGATGCACACGATCGCCTGTTGCCTCACCGGGTCGAGGCTCTCGAACCACTCGAAGCGGCTCTCGCACTCCCCGATGCGCCGGGCGATATCGTTGCGCAGCAGGTATCGGGATTCCTCGCGGGTGATGCCGCCGCCTTTGCGCTCGTCGATGAGCCGGCCGACCCCCAAGGTCAAATAGCCCTCGCTGTCCGGATAGGCGTGCAGTACCTCATCCTCGTCGGACAGCAGGCGTTGCGTAATCTGCTCAGTGCTGATCATCATCCGACCTCATCGTAATTCCCTTCGCCGCCAGTACCAGAATCACCCTCTGCACGATTGTGCGCAGCCCGTGCAGGTTCTTGGCCAGCCGTCGCTGCTCCCACACCAGCCAGCCGTAGATCGCCGCCACGAGCAGCAGGATGATCGTGACGGCAAAGCCAATGACTTGCCACGCGTCGGGGCTCACTCACGCTCCAAACATCCAGCGACGCACGGAGGCCAGCCAGTTGCCCGCGGCTCGAAGCACGCGCCCAACCATCCCCAGTTCGGTGTCTCGCTGCCGGGCTTGTGCCTCTGCGCCGCGTCGACGGCGCTCCTCGTCCTCATCGTCGCTCATCGTTTGATCTCCTCTCGCGCCTTTCGGCGCTGCACTTCAAGGTCAACAATGTCCTTTGCTACGCTCGCCTCCTTGCGCGCGAGCTCCGCCATCGCTTCCGCCTTGGCAACCCGCCCCTCTACCCTGGAGTCGATCAGCGAGGGCGCCAAGATGCTCCAGATGAGCAGGCCGATGATCGCGCCGCCGCTGAGGAACCAGCTGAAGACGATCCACGGCAGCGCCTTGTTGCTGCTCGCGTCGATGGGCGCGTACACCCCGCCATTGCCGCGGTGCTGCCAGCCGGTGTTGGGCGGCAGAAATTCGTGCTCATACTGCGAGTCTGCGCTCATTGCTGCCGCTCCTCGACGCGGGTCACGCGGTGCTCGAGCGCCTGCATCTGCGTTGTGATCTGCACGATCAGCTGGCCGTGATCCACGATCTTTCCGATTGACCAGGTGATCATGCCCAGCGCGATCAGCCCGCAAGTGGTCAGGGCCCAGAGCTGTAATTGGGACATGCGGCTGTCCTCCACGTGCACGTTCGATCCGGCCGGACGCAGCAGCGCCGCCATGCGCTCAAGCAGCGCGATGTCTCTGTCGCTGAGGGAGTTGGGCCGGGTGTCGGGCGAGGTCATTTGGCGATGGCCCCAGCCCTTACACCCTCCAGATCAGCAACCCTGGCCGTCAGCGCCTGTATCTGCGCTTGCTGCTCCTGCATGCCCTTGATTGCCAGTGGCACGAGCTTGGAGGCATCGAGGGACCAGGAAGCTTGCTCATCCTCGGGCACGGACACGCATTCAGGCATGACGCTGAAGAGTTCCTGCGCCACGAGCCAATAGCGTTGCGCTGACCCTGGCATGCCCTTCCAGTCGAATGCGCGAATTCGGATGTTGGCTATCAGGGCCATCGCGCCGGGGGAATCACGGATGTTTTCTTTCAGGCGCTCATCAGAGGTGGTGTTGTATGCAACCACCCCGCCGCCTCGGTTGTAGCTGATACTGCCTCGTTGAGTGCCAGCGCCTGTCTCACTGATGAAGCTGGCGAAGACGTTGTCTCCGGACGTCGCCTCGTTCTGGAGGTTTACGGCCGGGGTTGCGGAGCCTGCAGCGGTAACAAGATACCCGGCAGAGACGATGGTACTACGGACTTTCATCAGCCCGCCTGCGACTGCGGAAGTTGTACCGACAACAAGCTTGTTGCTGGCCCCGTCACTTGGAAAGGTGACCGCATCCACCGTCGTGCCGGTGCGGTCGACGGTGAGCCAGTTGCTGCTCGCGTTGTCTGCGTCATTCAAGACACGAAAGACCAGTTGCTCTGAGATTATTCCCCAGTCCCAATAACGATTGTTGGCTGCGGCAGTGCTCTGATCAAAAATCATAAACGGGAAGGCGTTGGACGACATTATGCCAACGGCCTGCGACGCTCCTCTGCCGAGGCTGAAAATGTGCTTCCCGCTCCACGTCGGCGCGATCGACTGGGATACCGCGTGCACGTGATCGTCACGAGAAACGGCAAACGACGTCCCAGCACTGGCGCTCAGCGTCACAGCGGCCGGTGTCGCGTTCGATCCGCTTGAGTTCTGGACAGCGACCCGTACCAGAGAGGTCGGCACGTTGCCGCTATCCATCACGACGTCAATGGTCGTTGTGCCTGCCGCGTGGCCAGAAACAGAGATGCGCCCGAATCCCGTGGTTGCGCCGACCAGCTTCACGCGCGCCCCGACCGGATAGCGGGCCGTGAGATCCCCCGCCACCGTGAACGTGTCGTTGTCCACGCGCGTCGGGTCGTCGCCGTAGTCGAAGTACGGGAGCTCCTCGAAGCTTTCACGGAGCTCGGCCATCATCTGGCGCCCGCAGTCGTTTATCGTGCTCGCGGCCTGCCCTTCGGGCCAGCCGTCCGGGGGGGCTGCATCGTTGTCGGCTGGGGTCGTGGAATAGTCGCGGATGGTCATTGGTACAAGCCCTTTCGAAGTTCGTCTTCAGCCGCGTCAAGGCCGACAATAATCGGTGGTGCATTGGCGCGCGGGATGCCGATCATGTTGCGCACGACCTCACTTGTGGCGTTGCCGGCCTTGACGCCGCCGGCCAGCACCCCGGGAGGCGTGGCCAAGTACGCGCGTGTCGCCAGATTGCCGCCGGCATTTACGGCAGCTCGGTAAAAACTGTCTGGGAACCCGCCCAGGCGCGTCGCAGTGCCACTGTTTCCAACGATCGGGCCGAAGCTCTTGGTGTTGGCGGCCCTAAGCACGTCATACAGCCCCGTGTCGTTGTAGCCGCGCAGATATCCGCTCTTGTCGGAGTTGGCAAAGGCGTTGCCAAGTAGCCCGGGCTTCACATTTCCGGCGCCGACGTCGATCGCTCCGACCCGGCTCTCTGCTGTGACGAGGATCCGGTACTGGTCACGCGCATTTTTGAGCTTGCCGGCATCTTTTGGCCCAACAGAGCGAATCAAAGCATCCTGCAGCGCCTCACGGACCTGCCTGGCGTAATACCCGACGCCTGGGCTTGCGTTCTTGGTCATACGGCCGAGGCCAGAAAACGCGTTCTGGAACGCGGCGCCGTCGATATCACCATTCCGCGCAGCTTTCGCGAGTAGATTCTCGAGCTGCTTCTGGATCTGGCCAAATTCAGCTGGCTGAAGCTCCGCGCTGGCATTGCGCTCAATGCCGGTCAGCGCGGTCTGCAGGTCGTTGTCATAGGCGATCTTGTTGTTTGCGGCCGCCTCATCAAAGACGCCACCAATCCGCTTGGATGCGTTCGCTAGCGCCGCCGATGACACCTCATCACCCTTCTCACCGATCGCTGTCAGAAACTCACGGTTGAGGACTTTCTGATTATTCTTGGCGATGCCGAAGAACGGCCCTGATGTGGCCGGCACGCTCTCTAGTTTCGCCTCGATCTGGCGCAGCGTCGGGCTTCCTGTGCGAGTCCCGGGCGTGAACTTCAGTCCAAGCCGCTCGCCAGCTGCCAGCGTCGCGCGCTCGGTCGCATTCAGCCCGATAGGAGCAGGCAGAGGAGCGCCGCCAGGAGCTCCAGCAGGAGGAGGCGCCGGTGGAGTGGCTGGAGGAGCGCCACCAAGCGGGCCAGCAGGCGGTGTCTGAGTTGGCGGAGGCACAGCGCCAGGCCGCCCGCCCACTGGGGTGCCCGGCGGAGCAGCGTTTGGAGGTGCAGCGCCAGGACGCGGAGTGATACCAGAGGGCACCGGGAGCTTGTTGTAGATGGATCCGCCCAGGATACCGCCACCTAGCCGGCCGGCAATGTTCAGCCCCCTGGACAACGCGTCATCGGGGCGCCGCGGCACGGTCTCCGCGCCGCCGCGATTTAATAGCGCCTCGGTATTCTGCTGAGTGCCGAGGTACTTTTTGCGATCCAGAGGCCCGATAAAGGCAGGGATATCGACGCCATCTCCACCGAATGCACGGTTGATCTTGTCGGCTCCCAAATATCCGGCGCCCAAGACCGCGCTCCCTACGTCCGCAGCATTTGCGGCCGTGTCAAATGGGAGAGTTAGAGCGCTGGCGATACCCGCCGTCACGCCTCCCGCGGCCGCGGCAGCTCGATCGCCCAAGGTCGCGGGCTTCCGCGCAGGCTCTGGTGCAGAACTCAGATAGCCGAGAATCTCAGCGTCTGAGTATTGAGACTCTCGGGCCGAGTTGAGTTGCTCAGGCTTGATCTGTCCCTGCCGCGTCAGGTATTCGACAATCTCGGCATCGGAGTAGCTCTCCTTGCGCGCCTGCTCGATCTGATCTTTCAGCGGCATTACTTTTTGCCCCCGAAGATATTTGAGAGCGGCTTGCGCGTCGCGGGAGCGCCGCCTGCGGCCGGACCCGCTTGGCCCTGGAACTGGTCTCGGTATTGCTCCTGCACGCGCCTCACTGTGGCGAGCGCGGCCTTCTTGATCTCGGCTGGTGTGCCAGGATCGCCGAGTTGCGCGGCGGCATCCTTGTACAACTGCACGTCTCTGTCCGACTGCGGCCCCTCAAGCCGTGGCAGGCTCGTGACTAGGTTTGCTCCCAGTACCTTCAGGCTCGCGGCAGCTTGTGATCCGGACGGCGCAAAGCCGAAAATACCGGCGAACTTGTCCACCGCCTCGCCGACACCGCTGCCAGTGGCGATATCAATGAGTGGATCAGCCTGGTCTATCAGGCGCAGAGCGCTGGCCGACTCGATGGACTTCTTTTGCACGCCGCCAAGCGCACCGCCGGTGGCCGAGCCAATAGCGGTGCCCTCTGCTTCCGCGGTCTTCACCGCGCGCGCGGCATCGGTGGCGCTGCTCAGGGTGCTCAGCGGTGTTTGGCGTACGTTGCCGCCACCGCGATCGGCGCTGATCACCGTGGGCACGTTGTCTACGGTGCGTACCGTGGTAATAGGCGCCGCATAGCGCACCAGTAGATCCTGATCTCCCAGGGGATTTTGCGGCGTTCGGGACTTGACAAACGCAGCCATGGACTCCGGGGTGTAGTCGCCCGGATTGAAGTTTCCAATGCCTCCCTGGCCGAGTTGCAGGAAATCCTGATACGTGCCAGTGAACCCGTTTTGTTTCGCGAATTGGTATTCGCGTACCTTCGCCGGATTCTGCCCGCCGTTCCTGGCTAGATTGACCTTGGATCTCAGCAACTCCCGCTGCAGCTGATCGGTGATCGATCCCTGTGCCGCGCCCTGCCCTTGCTGCAGCGCCTGGCCCAGCAGCGCGCCGAGCCCCTGCCGTGGCCCAGGCTGAGGCCCGGAGTTCGCCAGCAACGATGTGCCGAAGCCCAGCAGGCCCTGCCGCTGCGCTGCTTGACGCTGCTCGGGTGTGACCCCGCCGCCGTCATCAGAGACGGGAAATGCAGCCGCGCTCAGGCGGCCCAGCAGTCCGGGCGGCGGCCCCGCGGCGCCGGGCGTGGACGGTCCGCCCGCACCGGAATACGGGTTGACGCCCTGGTTGAGCAGCTTTTGGCGGAGAAAGAAATCACTGAATGGCATTATCTAAATGCTCTCTAGGAGAACGCGCCGATAAGTCCACCGCCGATGCCGCCTATGGCGGCGCCATACGGGCCGCCAATCGATGCCCCTAGGGTGGCGCCAGTGGCCGCGCCACCAAGCGCGCCAGCCGCCCTGTTACGAGAGTTGGGCATGGTCGCCGTTGCGGTCTGCCCCGGGAACGCGCCCTGGATGCGCTGCAGGTAGCGATCCAAGTTCATCTGCGGCGCGTTCTGCTGGAAGTTGAACCGGTTGATTTGGTCGTCGAGCTGCTGCCCAGCCATGTCTTCGTAGCGCCCGCCCACGCCCTCGAGCGCGGCGAGGTCTGCGTAATCATTGCTGGCCAATCCTGGGGCCAACTGAGCCGCACCCATCTGCAGCGCGCGCTGCAGCTGGATGTCGTCCAGCCCACGGCCCTGCGCGTTCTCAAAGCCCTGCGCGCCGATGCCGCGCTGCTGCTGCAGCTCAGACAGCGAGCGGTTCCGGTCCGACTCGTATGCCCCGCCGTAGACCTGATTCGCCAAGTCGTTGAGCTCGAGCGCCGCTGGTGCGCGCGCTGCGCCAATGTTTCGCCCGCTGCCGGCGAAGCTCGACTGCAACCGGTTCTGAACGTTGTCGGCCGCGCGGTTGAATGTCGCGTCCAGATACGGGTTGGTCGCGCCCGCAAACTCTCGCGGCTGTGAGGCGAACGGATTCTGCGCGTTCGTGAACTGCGAGCTTGGGGCCGTCCCGAGCGTGTTTTGGACGTAGCCCTGCGCCGCATCCACGCCGGCATTGCCCTGCAGTGCGCGCTGCTGCGTGAGGTCCAGCGCCTGGCGCGTCTGATCGGAGAACGGCACCACAGTCGAGCCAGGGAAGTACTCAGGCCCGCCGTTACGGTATGACTGCTGCGCCAGCTGCGCGCCCTCTTGCAAAAACGGCTGGATGAACTTCGGCGGTTCGGTCGTCGTCGTCGTTTTCGATGGCCCGCTGCTACCGCCCATCAGTGCACCTTGCCCTTTGGCCTGTCTTTGCTCAGCACGACCGCGCGCTCCTGGTAGTCCTGGAGCAGCCGAGCCCAGCCGCGCCGGCCCTGGATCTCGATCCGCTCGCAGTCCTGGTCATCAAAAAACCACGGCTCGATGTACTCTCGAAACAGACGCATGCCATCTACGATGCCGCTGCCGGCGGCGATCCACAGCAGTCCGTAGCGCTGGCCAAAAGCGTTCTCGACTCGCGTCACCAGCACGCATCGCACCTCGTCGCCCTCTCGCATACCCCACGCCTGAGCGCTGCCGTCGGCGAGGTCAGCTTTCAGGTTATCCAGCGTCCACGAGACGTCGGTGACGCGCGAGACGATGTCCGCAATGATTGGCCACGCCGCGTCGAGCTGATCTCGCGGCACGACGAAGGCATGCTGTTCGAGGTCAGCCAAATCGGACATAGCCGAAGCTCCTGTCTGTGGTGGCTGCATTCGCGTGCGTCAGCGTGAAGCTCCCCTTGGTGCGCGCGCTGACGTAGGTCGTTCCGAGCGCTGCCGCGGCATTCGCGGTCATCGGCGAGAGCACCGGGATCATGTCAGACTGAAACTTGTTGTCTTCCACCACCGTGGTGGTTGCGTTCGCGGTCAGCGTCACGGTGCCGGTGGCGTTGCTCCGCCCGTCGATCAGGGAATTGATCGCGTCGGTCAGGTTCCACAGGTGGATGTTGACCGCCAGGTCGCGCTTTTGTTGATACGGGAGGCTCATGTGCCCGCCGCCTGCGCAATAAACTGCACGCCGACCGCTTCCTTGAACTCGCCCACAATCTCCATGCGCGCGCGGTGGTAACGCGACTCGTTCTCGAAGTCGCAATAGCCAGTGGTGGCCGTGCGGTCAGTTGCTGCCGTGTAGCTCACCGCATCATCCAGGTTGTCTCGGCTGCCCAGCGCGATGGTGACATCGACGCTCGAATCGCCTGTCACCAGCGGCTTGATACCGCCGACGTAGCTGTAGAGGCCTAGATTAAGCTCCACTTCTTGGCCGTCGATGCGCGCGGTTCCGGGCGTGCCCGCGAGCGTACCCACCTGGAACGAAGTGTCGAAGCCGAACAGCGCAGCGGCGCCACCCGCCCAGAAAGGCGAGTCGAGCGGCGGCGTGATGTCGTCCACAGAGTCAAACAGGTCGTCGAAATCATCGATGGACGTAGCGATGGTGAGCCCCGGCACCAGCAGCTCCAATATCTGCTCACAATGCGTCCAGCGCTGCTCGAGATAGTTGTAAACGAGCAGCATATTTGGTCGGCCACCGGTGTTGGACGGCCCCGGGAACGCGAAATAGATGATTTTCTTCTGACGATCGACCGCGGCGTACACCCGATCGGGGAAAGCGCTGTCCAAGTTGGTCAAAAAGAACTGATCGACCTGCAAATCTCCAATTGGCTCGACGTTTACCCCGTCGGTGACAAAAAAACCCTCGCTGGACGGGAAATATCGACGCTTGCCGACCGTCGCAACCCCATTCGGGCACAGCAGACCACGCGAGCTGTCGATGTTGTCGAACTGGAACACCACATCGCCGCCAACATAGGTCACACGAGAGATGCCGGAGCGCTGGAATACGATGCCGAACTGCTCCTCACCCTCGATCGCGAGCACCGGGCCGAGCGCGGCCTGCATAAACTGCTCGCCGGCCTGCTTGGTTCGCGCGTCCGCGGTCTGCGGGATAGGCCAGTCGGTGCAGTCATCGATCGCGCACCACTGCAGGCGCGAGGGAACGACGCCGTTGACGCCCTCATTGGTGTGGCCGAGCACCACAAAGCGCCCGATGACGCCAATCACACGCGCGCGTGGCGCGGTCCCGGTGTCGGCGATGTCCTCGAAGTCTGCCGAGGAGGCAATCACCAACTTTTGCGGCAGGTCCGCGTAGTTGGTGCCGATGACGAAGTTGTCGAACTGCGCGAACCGCCAGAAATCCAGGCTGCTGGTTGTGTACGCGACCGCCGTGGATCGATCGGTCCAGGTGGCGCCACTGCGCTGGTACAAATCGGTAGCCGTGCCCGCGTACAACGCGGCGTTGCCGTCCGTGTCTCGCACAGAGATGGCCCCCAAGGGCCTCGAGGCGAGCGCACCAGCCTGCGTTGATAGCGGCCGGTAGGGACGGTAGCTGCCGGCAACGGGCAGCACGTTGAGCGCCTCTGTGAGCCCAGGATTGTCGATCGCGGGAAGGTCGGGGAGCCACTTGCCCCACTTCACCACGCCATCGGATGCGCGGCTCACGCCAGCACCTCGCAGAAGGGCGAGCCAGAGTCGTCCTCCTCCATGTGCAGCCGGCGGTAGCTGTCCAGCGCGCGGTCGTACATCGCCTGCCAGACTGCAATGCGCGCGTCGTTCTTCGAGAAAGGCTCGGCGGCCAGCAGCGAACCGTACAGAGCAAGGTCGGGCGCGTTGACGATGATCCAGTGCGCCGCGGCATCGGCAGCGAAGCTGCGCAGCAGCGTCTGCTTGGCCCAATATGTGCCCTTGACCGTGTACGTACTGTCCGGCTCGGGCCCGAAGATGAAGTTGGCACCGTCGCGCGCAATCCAAATCGGCAGGCCGGTATCCCCGCCACGCGGGAACTTGCCATACATCTGCGTCAGCGACTTGCGATCCAGGCGCGTCGAGGGCGAGCCGTTGATGTACGCGACCTTCAGGCCGAGATAGCTCGCGGGCACTGCGATCACGGAACTCGCGATGGTCCCTATCGTGCCGCTGGTCTCCATCCACCGGCCGAAGTTCTTCGGCTCACGAAAGAAGTCCTCTTCCCAGTTCTGGACGAAATTCGGGATGAACGTCGAGAGATTCGAGCGCTTTAGGTAGTCCCCGACCGCGGTCAGAAGGCTGCTGTAGGTCGTGATGATCGCCAAGTCACAGCCTGCCTGGCGCCAACCGCAGGTGCCGATTGCTGATGTCGTTCAGGCGACGCTTGAGCTCCAACTGGTACCCGGGCCGCGACTCGTCGAACAGGTTGAATCCTTCGCGGATCCACTGCTCGATGACCACGTTCGGGATGTTGGCGATCGGACGCATCGTGACGTTGGCCCACGGGCGCCAGGTCGGCGTCTCGTTGTACGACGCCTTGTTGAAATCCAGGTACGGCTCGACGTCCTGCACGCGATGGCAGACCAGCTTGTCGCCCTCGAAGCGCCACGTCTCGGCGATGTCATCGACGATGCCGGCTGCGGCATCGGTCTGGGCGTAGGCCTCGGCAAGCCAGTTCTGCTCGGTCATCGCGTCATGAACCCCACTGACATGTTGCCGCCGGCAGCGGCCTGGATGACGGCTACCTTCTGCCCTGGCGTGACCACGAAGTAGTCCACGACTCCGGCAGCCATGTAGATCGAGTTATCGCCCACAGTCGCGGTTGGGTTGTCGCCAATGTTGATCCATGCGGCGGCGTCGCAAGTCACCCGGATCACGTGGATGTTTGACGGTACTGCGGCGCTCTGAGTGTTGGTGGTGAACGCCACCAGATCAGAGACACCGCTGTACCGGTAGATGTTGGTATCGCGACTCATTGGCTCAGTGTCACGGCGATGGTGACGGGCCGGGTGCTGTCACCGCCGCCATCCGATGTCACCTTGATCATGTCGCCCGCCACAACTGGGACGTCGTAGAGTGCGAAGTCGTGGTCTCCCTCGGCAGAGCCGCTGAAGGCCACCACGATCGTGGGTGAGAGGTTGGTGGCGTTCCTGGCGACTGTGAGCGTGGCATTTGCAGTGCCCAGTGCACCGGACAGCAGGCACTGCACCATGCGCAGCCGTCCGTTCACAGGCACCACAAAGCGCACGTCGCCCACAGCGCCGATGTCAGCCATCGGCAAGGTCATCGTGTACCAGTCGAGTGGTCTGGGCATGGTGCACCTATCAGGAAGTCGTGAGGTCGGCCACGATGCCGTGGGCCGAGGGGTTGCCGACTTCCAGAGTCCACTCGCACGTGATCAGCTTGCGCACGTTGTCGCCGGTCTTGGCGAGGTCCTGCACGTTGAAGTCGTCCAGGTAGGCGAGCTTCGCGTACTCAGGGTCCAGCAGGAACGCATCGCGGCTTCGGCTGAAGCGATCGGGGATCACCTTGAGGGTGTTGAAGTCGTCCTCGTAGATCATCACGCTGTTGACCAGCTTCTTGGCGCTGGCATCGACGTTGCGGTTCTGGTTGCCTGCGAAGTTGGAGACGGCCTTCTTGTTGAAGGTGCCCACCACCAACATGGTTGGCTCACCGCCGTTGTCGTAGCACTCCTGCGAGACTTCCTGGAGGAATGATTCCTGGAACGCACGCTGCGTGCTGTCGGTCGCAGTGTCAGAGCCGTCACCAGTGGCGGCAGCGCCGACGCCATTGCGGTTCGTCGCGATCCACGTGGGCAGGCCAGCGCTCTTGCGGGGCGTGGTGTCGTTGCCGGCAACCTTCGCGGTGTTCGCGGTCAGCATGACCTCGATGTCGCGCTTGAGCTCCTTCATGTGCTTGCCGACCTGGTACGCCATCTCATCCTGCATGCCGGTCTTGTTGACCTTCTGCTGGGTGCGCGTGACGCCCGGGGTCTTGGTCGAGATGGCGCAGCGGTTGTTGAGCCGCACCTTGACTTTGGCAACGGTCAGGGTCGCGTCATCGCCTTCCACCTGCTCGTTCGCGGCCGCAGCCTCGAGCGCATCGGTCGTCCACTCGTGCAGCACCGCACTCGCGGTCGTGCGAGACAGCGCCGAGAAGATCGGAGTTTCGGTCGGCGAGATGTCGTAGACGGTGCTTACGAGGTCTTCGCGGTTGCCACGGCCAACGCCAGAGGTCGCGGAAGCGTCATAGACGGAAAAAACATCGGCTGGCTGAGTCACGGTTCATACTCTGGCAACCCCAAGCGACTTCAAGACATTGGCGAGCGCTTGCTTATCCTTACCGCCGGACTTGCGCAGTTGGTCGCGGGCACTGGCCACGGCGACACTCTTCTGCGCAGCTTGGGATTGCGAGGCTCCCGGCTTCAACAACTTGGGCGCTTGCCGAACTTTGTTGAGCACTGCGGGCCGGCTCTTTTGGAGCTTCAGCCACTTCAGCGCATCTCTGGCCACCATGAAGTCGCGGTGATCGACCAACGCATTCAACTCTTCGCCAGTGACGCCGTAGGCCTCACTGAACACCTCGCCCATTTCCTTCATCTCAGTCGCGCGAGCCTTGCTGTCCGCCCACTCGGGTACCTTGGACTCGAGCAGTTGCTTCTGCTCCTCCAAAAAGCCCTTGTGCTGCTGCGCTTGCTGCTGCTGCAGGGTCTGCCGCTCAGTGCCAAGTTGATTGGCGATCTGATCGAGCATTGCCTGCCGATGTTGGAAACTGACGTAGTGCTGGTTGAACGTTGCCGGGTCGGTCTGCTGCAACTCCTGCCAGTTGATGCTGGCGAACTCGCCTTGCAGCAATCGCTGCGCGACCTGTACGCCTGCATCCACTTGTTGCAATTTCTGCTGATAGTCCGATTGGAGTCGTTGCGCCTGGGCCTCGAAGGCTTTGCGCTCGTCCGCATGGGCTTTCAGCTTGTTGCTAAGGTGGCCATCAAGTTGGAAGTTCTTCAGCGCCTGCCGGAGAGTCGTGCTGCCTTCCTTGCCGTCAATCTTGGTTGGGATGCTCAGGTCCATGATCCGGTCAAGGGTCAGGCCTGTGCGCTCCGCCAGTTCGGTTACGGAAGTCAGCTCAACGTCGGCGTCGGCTGAATCGCCTTCGCTATCGGGAACCTCTGCTTCAGCGGCTACGGCCTGCGCCGGTACCGCCTTGGGAGCCTGTAAGGGCTCTTTTGTCTGGGTCGACTCGCCTGCAGTGTCATCCACCAGCCCCTGAGGGTCGCTCTTGGCGCTTGGCGGTGGTTGCTGGCCAGTTGGCCCAGACAAAAAAGCCTTCAGTCGATCGTGAGTAGAAGGGGGGGCGGCCGGCGCTGAAGAGGCAGCCGGCTGCTGTTGAACTTGGGTGGTCTCGTCAGCCATTACGCGCGCGCCGCGCTGGTGTACACGTAGTCAGCCGTGAGCGTCGGCGTGCCGCTGGTCGTTCGATTGAAGCCTGCAATGACTGGGGTGAGAGCCACCGTCGCCGTAGCCGCTCCAGTCATTGCCGTCCCAACCTGAGTGCCGTTGATGTAGAACGTGGCCACGCCTGCGCTGGTCAGCTCGATGCGGAAGATCTGGAACGTTGCGGCCACGGGGACAGCGGCGCTGTTCTGGTGCGTCGCGTCGGTGTTGTTCGCCACGCCCACCAGCCACCAGGTATCGGTCGCCATGCTGGTGTCGAACATGAAGCCAACGCCGTCGGTCGCGTTGGTCGTGATCGTGTCTGCCGAGGCTGCTGACTGAATCGGCATTTCCAGCGCCGCGGTCTGGTCGGTCAGGCCGATGAAAACTGCGATCGTGGTGATGATCGACATCGCAACCTTGGCCTCGAATACCAGGTCTCCCTGATTTGGCTTCCAGCACAAACCGCGGTCGAGTTGAATTCCAGCCACGGCCATGGATGCCGTGGTGTCGCCCATGGTTCCTACAACGGTGCCGTTTGCCGCCGGTGTGACGGTCCATTCCACCGTGTTGGTGGTGCCCTTTCGGGATCGCCAACCATCTACAACGGTCGTCGAATAGACCTGCCCGCCGCCCGTGAAGTCATCGAAGTGCTGAACAAATCGCTGCGGGCCCTGATAGAACTGCGAGCCGGTGTCGCCGAGCACGATAGACCCGCGCTTGCTCATCAGCTCCTTGTTGGGCCCGAGCGATACCTCGTTGGAGCTGGAGTACAGAGAACTCGTGCGCGTTGTTGCCATCAGTCGATTCTCTTGCCCCGTAGATTGAGCCGTTCGGTCGCCATTTCACCGCGCTGGATCAGGTAGGCGAGTTGCCGGGTCACTGCCCCGAGAACCTGCACGGCAGTCACGAGTCTACTGTGTCCTTCGCAATCGTCAAGTTTTACTAAACGAACCTGCTCGATCAGGTCAGCCTCGATGCCGTGGATGCACTCAGCCAGCAACGGGTCGTTCAGAAGCTCCTGGGCGTGCTGGGCGCGGCGGACCTCCTCCTGGTCCGTTGGCGAGTTCGGCGCCGATGCCTGGCTGGGCCAGATCGGTCGCGTACTGGAGTTCGAGCTTCGCCACATCGAGGCCAAACTGAGTACCCATCTTGGTGGCTTCCAACTGAGCATCGGTCTGTGACTCCTGTGCGCGCTGCTGCGCCTTCATTTTCTCGGCTTCGAGGTACGGGTCTGGGGGCGGCGGCTTCTCGGCCGTGGCTTGTGCGTATTCGGGTGAGTCAGGGTCGGTTGCGAACGGCTTGCCCTCGAAGCCCAGCTGGTTTTGCATCTCGGTGAAGAGGGCAAATGCGTTCTGCGGGCGGATCATCCCGGGGAATGCCGTGCCAAGTTGAGTCTGCGCGCCAGCCATCACACCAAGGTTCTGGCGCACCTCCTCCTTGGTCGTGCTGCCCACGGACACTGTCAGCTGCTCGCGCTCGAGCCACTGCGAGGGGTCAACCTCAACCCACTCCTTGCCCTGCTTGTAATGGCCTGACCAGTCCTGGTTGCGCCGGAGCATCCCGTGCAGCGAGGTGTAGAGCGAGGCGAGCCCGGTGTGCGCAAAGATCGTTGCGATCGCCTCGGTCAGCTGACTCGAGCTGGTCTTGGCGTCGATGTAGGCGCCCTTGGTGGCCTTTGCCAGCGTGTCTGCATCGAGGCCAGCAGACATGTCCCCGGTGCCCGTGCGCTTGTCCCTGGCCTGCCTCACGAGGTCTATGACGGGCAGGATCTGGCCCTGCATGGGGTTGACCGGGATCGGCATCATCGATGTGAGCGGCGAGCCCTTGACTGCCACGTGCCCACCGGGCCGGTTCACGCCGAGCATCTTCGTGTCGACCGTCGTGCTGTCGAACGCGATGCGCGGATTCATCGTGAAATACGTGTTGTCCAGGATGCCGCGCCACAGCGCCGTGTTGATGCGCAAAAGCTCTTCCATGCGGTCGTACACCGCAAGGCCGACGTGACGATGCGGCACAGGCGTCGGCGTCCAGGATTCCCAGTTGATTTCGGGGATTTCCTCGTCCTCCAGGATGTCATTGCCGGCCAGCAGCAGGTATCTGAGCTCAGCTATGCCGTCGTCATCCGCATCCAGGTACGTCCAGCACCCCATGAGGGTCAGTTCCTTGCTGGCCCACTGCACTCCGCCCTCATCATCGCCCTCGTCGGTCTCGTTGACGGTATCCCGGGCGCGGCGCTCCTCGGATGTCTCGCGCCAGGTGTAGCTGGACAGTTCTCCAACCCGTTTCTTGCTGTAGCCCATGTCTACGAGCTCTGAACGCGTCACATTGCGGCGAATGTGGCCCACAAACTTGGCTTCCTTGATGCTCCCCCGGCAATCCTTGTCGACGATGACCTCATCGGGCGGGTAAACAGCCATTTTCGGGCATCCGCGGTACTTTTTGGTCTTCCGCAGCTTGATATCCCACATCCCATTATCGTCCTGGGACGCTGCCATCACCTTGACCTCGTGATCTTGCCCAAGATCCTCCAATGTCATCGCCAATTGGTCGTCCGTCAGGCCCGTGAAGCGGTCGAATTCGGTCTTTTTGCCCTCCTCCCACCAGTAGTGCAGGTATCCAACCTTCTGCATCAGGCCGTCCTTGATCCAGTTGTAGAGGATCATGAACCCTGGGTTCTGCTTCCAAATCAGGTGGGTAATTGCCGAGGTTTCGCGCTTGGCCAGCAGCTCATCGCCGGGGCCGGTGGAGTCAAACTGGACGCATTCCTTGCTCATCAGTACGCGCATCAGGCTGGGCATCATCCACTCGATGACGTCCATCAGATCCTTGGTGACGATCTGCGAGCGCCCCGCGATCTCGTTGCCGAGGGGACGCCCAAAGTATGAATCGAGCGCCTTGGTACGCTCCTCACGCAGCTCCGAATCGCTACCGTCTAGGGTTTTGCTGAGCCGCGCGCTGATGATTGCGCGCTTGTCGTCGTCGGTGAGCCTAGCGATAACTTGCCCCTGGCTTGCTCCGGTCTGGGAGCGGCAGGCGTGCCCAAATCGGCCTTGAGGGCAGCTAGCTCATTCTCAACTTTTTCTAAACGATCGGCAAGTGCGCGTATCCACGCCTGGTCGGCGAGTCTCATGGCTTGTCAGGTGCTTTGGTGATGTGTCCGCAGGGGCAGTGGAACGCCAGGAGCCTGTACGGCTCAGCGCCCTTCGATCTCACCTCCCAGCGTCTGGAGCATCCATCGCATTTCACGTCCGTGAACCACGGGATGCCCCAAGAGTTTGGCGACGCCTCGTTCCAATGTTCACTCACTGCCTATACCCCCTCGGCCAGTATCATGGCTTCACCGCATAGCTTGGGTCGTATCTTGGCCGCCTTGGAAGGCTTGCCCCCGCTTCATCGACCAGCTTTTGAACTCGCTTCAAGATCTGGTCGCGCCTGACTTCCAGTGCCTGCCACTCCGCCCAGAGTTCATCGCTGATCTCGGCGTAGTATTCGGCGTCCGGGCACTCAAACATGCATGCGCCACCGCCATCATCGCAGTAGTACTCAATCCGGACCTTCTTCATCGCCTATACCCCCTTGGTCTGGTGCGCACCGGTGGCGCGCGTAATTCCTCGAGCGTCATGGTCTCGTACTGGTGCTCGGCCTGCTGGTGAGCCTCGTGCACGGCGCCGCACTCGTCCGAGACCTTCGCCATGCACTGGGCCGCAAGCAGGGTCATCTCCAGCAAGCCGTCATCGATCACGATGTCGCCGTCTGGATCCTCGACCGGGATGTAAATGGTGGTTGACTTGAGCTTGACGCGCTTCAAAGCTTCCTCCAGTCGGGGCCGTACCATGCCAGCATCAACCGCCATTCACCGGATCCCCAGTGGTACCTGTAACGAAGCTTGGGCGGACTCACGATAGTTGCCTCTGTGGACGAACCCAAATTGCATCGTAGTAATCATTTCCACGGGAGCGGATCTTGTATATATGGCGCTTAAATGAGATGGGATCGCAAGACAAGGGCTCCGAAAAATCAAGGCTGAGCGGCGGGTATTCATTCAACTCCCAGAACTCCGCAGAGGAATCGATCTCAAACACCCGCCCATCGAAGTAGCCTCCAATAAACCTTGCGTACACATTCATGCAGGCAAACTCTCTCTTTGAAACACAATTCCCAGCCAATGCACGCAGCCGAATTTCTGGCCAGTTTGAAAACCCCATCCTTTATCGTCCTCGATGTACACGCTTTCAGGCTTCATATCCGACAGCGTGATGTTGTAACCCCTGAGCCAGGAAGGTGATGAGCACGTACCCGTGTCGCCAGAATCGATGTTATGGCTCCAGAACTTGCAAGAGTAACATGTGTTCACGCTGGCACGTCCTCGAATTCGAAGGTGATGGGCTTCATGCGGCTCTCAGCCTGGATCATCTCGATGCAGCAACATGCGAGCCCGAACGAATCACTGCCGTGGCTGGACCAGTCATGATCTGGCCCAAGCCCTACTGCGCGCAATGGGTCTTTTTTCTCATGGTACCAGCCCAGCGCCTCCAGACCTGCGGCTACCGTGGGCTTTGAGTACGAGCCATCTGGCAACAAAATCGCGTCTGTTGGCTCGTTGAACCAGATCGACGGGAACCACCTGCGGGCCGCTTCTATGCGCTTCTTTGCAGCACCCTTTCCCTGGTTGGGGACTACCGTCACATCGTAGCCAGCGGCCTTTATGGCGCTCTGGTAGGACGTATCAAACACCTTGTCTCCCTGCTCGCCATCGTGAGGTAGCACAACCTGGCAGCGCTTGGGCTCGTAGCCGCGGCTCCTCATCCACTCCAGATGCGTGGCGAGCGGCTGGCCCACCGCCTCGTAATAGTCGAGCGCTCGGATCTCGAGCCCCAGGAACTGCATGATCCAAATAGACATCGCATCCGCCCGAAGGCCGGTGCCGCCGATGTCGAAAAATGCCCGCAGCGTAAGCAGCGGATCGGCTGGCACACGGCCTATGCGCCCCTCAGCCCGCGCTGTGTTGATTGAGGCGGCGTAGTAGGCGCCATCTAGCACCTTGACGTAGCCGCCCTCCCATATGTGATCGTACTGCTCGGGCTGCTGGCGCAGGCAGTCGAGGCGCTCCAGCTCCAGGTCCGTCGTGAGCCATGGGTTGTCCCGCCAGTTGGCCTTGACCACCGTGGAGCCGGTCGGCGGCTGCGCTCCTCTGAGCATCGCATCCACCGGATCAGTTTTGCGCCGAGGGTTCCAGCTGAACCATCGCTCACTGCCATCAGCGCGCAGGGTTGGGCGGTACAGGTTCAGCGAGTGCAGCGTTGCTGTCTGCGCCTCTTCCCACCACCCGCGCTTGAAGCCTTCGAGTGACTTGATGCTGTCGGCGGTGTAATCGTTCATTCCCTTGAAGATGATTATCCCATCGCCCGGCACCTCAATCAGTTCCTTTCGTACCTTGAAGCCGTCAGCCTCCCCAACTCCGAAGTGCGAAAGCCGGCTCTCCAGCAGCAACTTGCTGGACTGCGCCAAGTCCTTCTGGACCTCGCGAATGCACACGCACCGCAAGCCCTCACCTGCGGAGTTGCCCGGCTCAGACAGGCAGTCCTCGATCATCGAGTCGGCGAAGAACGTGCTCTTTCCGCTCCCACGGCCACCCCACGCGCCTTTGTAGCGCGCGGGCTGCAGCAGTGGCTCGAATACCTCAGCCGTTTCTATTTTCAGGCTTGACAATGACACGCTCTATCCTTTGGACGCGAACCGGACCGCCACCCTCGCCCGTGACCTCGGTTCTGGCGAGCTTCGGCACGTGGTACTCGATGACGTCTGCCATGCATTTCCAGGCGACCAGCGGACCATGCTCTTTGGCAATCTCCTCAAGCCAAGCCTGCATCCTGGGCGCATTGTCATCGACGAGCTTTGCGATTGCCTCACGGGCGTTCGCTGTCGCCTTGTTGGGCGAGCCCTTTGGTCTGCCCGCGCCTGGTTGTTTTCCGCCTTTTGCCATGTTTTTTCCAGATTCTAAATCTTGTAACGACTGATTATGCTATTTCGCCAAGCGCCCGAAGCGCCTCCTCGGCTGTGGTGACATACGGCGTCCCGGTTCGCTTGCAGAACTCCGCCTGGGTGCGCTGACGCTTGTCCAGCAGCACCTGATTTGACTTCTTGGACCTGCGCGTCTTGGCCTCGATCAGCGCGAGCTTGCCGTCCCTGCGCCGGCGGCACAGCAGGTCAACCGGCAGATGCCTGAACACCTCCCAGCCGGCCTTATCGAGCGCGTCGATGATCTCGGCCTGGCTGAGGTCCACGCGGTGCCTTGCGTACTGGGGGCGGGGCATCAGACGCGCTCCGTGTAGTCTATGAAGTCGATGCTGTGAGGGCCGTCGATGCGATGCGCCCATTTCGGCTCCACGCCGTCCTCGTTGTCCCGGCTTTTAAGGAACCGCGCCCACTGCTCCTGTCGCTTCGACTGGATGACGTAGTGATGTCCATCGTCATCCATGACTATGCAAAACGGGCCTTTCATTGCCCGCCCCTCTGCATGTGCTCCCAGCGCTCCAGGCACTGGTAGCGCTTGTAGCCATCGGCCTCGCAAGCGGCGAGCCATTCACGGGTCATATGTCATCCTCGCTTGGCGCGTGAAACATCATGGCGTTCTCGGGCAGCGCAGGCCGACCCCGGAAGCGTGCGTTGAGGTCTTCCCGGATTCCAACACGCGATGCTCCTGGGCATGGACGAGAATCCGAGGTGTTATTCCGGATTCGTCCGCAAACCGAGCAGTGCGGCCATTTCACAGGGCCTTTCGGTCCAGCCCATTGGCATAGCCTCATATCGGGCGCGCCCTGGGGGCGGGGCATTAGACGAAAGCTCCGCCATATGATTTAGCCCAATGCACGCACACGCCGAGCAGCGTAACGCGGCAATAGTTCCTGGCTCGCTCGATCCTAAACAGACTGGCAACCAGCGCGACCGTGAACTTCCAACTGTAGTGCCCGCCACCCTTGCCCACGGACGGACTGCCTCCGATCAGGCGAAAGACCCTGAACTTCCGCTCTTCTGGAGACCAAGTACCAACCAGTTTGAGTTTCATCATCGAATCCTGTTGGTTGAGTCCAGTTGTCTCAGGCCTTGACCTGCGGCTACGCCAGAGATGAGCCCGCCAATCGCCTCGCCCTGGGCGTACGACTCCCTGCGGTATCGGTCCAGCAAATAACCGAGCACAGCCTGGGCCTGATATTTGTTCAGGCCGGCATGCTCGATCAACTTGCGGCAGCCGATGATCGCGTCTGTTTCGGGGTCCTGATAAGGGTCCTTCTGCGCCTCCCGCTCAATGCGCACATGAGCCTCTAAGCCGTCCAGCTGTTGGGTGGCCCCGCACATCCCGTGAATCACATCTGCTCCGTGGTGGTACATGTCTCATCTCCGTTGGCCGCAGTCGCGGCAGTCTTGCGAGCTCTCACAGGTTGCAGCAGCGCGTTCGCTGGGAGTGTCCGGGCCTGGCACGCGGCTATGCACCGTGCCAGTGCCTCAGGCCCATACCCAGCATCCATGCAGCCGCTCCGAGCACCACGTAGGGCTGCGGCTCGTACTGGGCCAGGAACTCGGCTTCGGTCGGCTTTCTCACTCCATCCCCCTCTGCTGCAGCTCATGCAATCCGCGATCGAGGTTTCTTTCCGCCTCGGCGAAAGACAGGCCAAGCCAATCTAGACCGCGCTCCTCGCTTTGGTACATGTATCCACCCGAGTTTCCACACATCTCCAGCGCAGGACCGATCGGCTCCCACCACACTTTCACCTTGGTGTGACCCATAGCCTCCAGGCGTATTCTGATTTTTTCGGTCCGCTTCATCGCAAGTCCCTCTGCTGCAGCTCGGCGTAGGCGGTCAGCACCTTCGGCTTGTGCTCGAAATAGGCGCTCTCAGGCACAGATGGCGATGACCAAGGATCTGCATTCATCGGTCCGCGGTACTCCTCGTAGTCGGCCAGCACGCGGTTGTAGCGGAAGTCGGTCTGACCGATCTCGCCGGTCTCACGCAGACGAACCTTTTGGGTGTGCACCTCAACTGGCGCGTCCGGCTGACTCTTGTCGCGATGAACCACCAGCCCGTTGTCTGGCTTGTTGTACCAATGCGCACTCGCGGCGATGTCGTACAGAGTCGGCATCGGGAACTTGCCATCCTTGCCGCGGTAGAGCTTCGCCGGGTGCGCCACGATCCAGATATGCAGCATCGTGCGACGCGCGAACTGACGGACGCGCTTCAGGGACTTGCCGATGTACTCAGTTTCGGTGATGTGCGCCGGCCGGCTGTGCTCGAGTTCGTTCCAAGGGTCGATGACCAGCCCCTTGATCCCATGGCGCAGCAGCAGCTGTTCGGCAATCTGGAAGATGTTATCCAAGGTCCAGTCGGAATCATCTTCGGGGGCGATCATCGGGAAGTACCACGACACCCATTCCAGGGCCTCAGCTGCGCGCTCAGGGGACATCCGCTTGGTAGGCCCTGCCCTGAATGGCTGGCGGGCAAACTTCTCCATCAGGCGACTCGCGTGCTTTCGCAGCGGGGCATTCTCGGGCGAGAACATCGCGATTTTCCAATCGTGGTTGCTGGCCATGTTTACGGCGAGGGCGTCCACGAAATTCGACTTGCCGGCGCCGGGTGTGCCGGTGATGACCGTCACTTCGCCGGGCTGCACGGTGTAGCACTTGTCGAAGCCTGGCCATCCAGTCGACAGGCCGCGGGACTCGCCCTGCTGGTACAGCAGCTCCATGTCGCGCTTGAGCTGGTTAAGGTACACCGCCCCGCGGATCGGGTACTCGGCGGCAGTCTCCAGGCAGTTTCGCAGTTTCGCCGCACCGTGCTTGCAGAGCACGTCGTTCGCGTCCTTGCAGCCCTCCGGCCAGGTGACGCGCCGGCACTTGCCGACACCGAAGCGCCGCACGAGCTCCTCCTCGAGCCGGGTTCCGGGTGCGTCGTTGTCGACCGCGATCACCCACTGCTGGACGTGCTCGAGCACTTCGGCTGCGGAGTCCAGGAAGGTGAACTTGCTGTCGTAGTTTTTCGCGTTGATCGCCGGCGCGCCGTCCGGCACCGACACGCACGAGGTGAGGCCGGCTTCCTCGACAGAAAGCTTGTCCACCTCGCCCTCGACGATCACTACGCGCACGGGATCGATGTCGTTCAGGCCGTAGAGCACGCGCTCGGCGCCGGCCTCCATGCGGAAGTTTTTCTCCTTGTCGCGGTACTTGGCGTTGATCAGCTCTTCACCGCGGTAGTACGGGAAGCAGATCGCCTTCACCGTGTCTTCGACCTGCGGCATGTAGACGCTGCAGGCATGGACCTTGTTACGACGGAGCACGCCACCGGAAATGCTGCGCGTGGCGAAGTACTGCAGCATGCCGCTGTCGTGCGCTTCCGGCAGTTCCCTGGCGGCCGGGCGGGTGTAGACGGGCTTTTGCCAGTGCAGATCGTTGCGGTGAGCGCCGGTGCCCAGGCCGCCCGAATATCCGCAATGGGCGCAGAGCCACGCGCCCTTCTCGATGTTCACCGAGAGACAGCGGGTGTTTTTCTTCTTCCGCTGCGGCGAGCATTCCGGGCAGGTGACATCGATCTCGCCCGATGCGCCACCGGGAATTACGATTCTGAAATCTGAGAATTTTTTCGTTGTCATGCTGGTGCGTTCCTGATCGGCCTATGTGCGCCGTTAGATTTTGGGTACTGACCGGATGCCCAGTGGCCAGAGTTGGGCGCGCAGTTGCGGATGAACTCCTGCAAGGCTCGGCGCCAATCGCAGTAGGTCCAGCCTTTCGCGAGCGCTTTGGATTTGAAGCTTTCGAAAAGCTCTGACGGATTTACGCCTGGCAGATGTTCCAAGGCATACGCCGCAAGTGAGGTGTCGAGAGAGAATCCGTCCGGGATGGTGGTCTTGTGCGGCGCTGCCTTTCGGGCGGTGGCGGGCCTCTTCCGGTTCCTTGATGGTTCAACTGATGGTTCTATGATGGTTATGGGTGCACGACGTGCCGGGGTCCCCGGCACGACGTGCCGGGGTACCCCTGCATCAGGTGCCGGGGGGGTAGGCACCAGGTGCACCCCTGCACCAGGTGCACCCCTGCACGACGTGCCGGGGTGGATGCTGTAGGTTGAGCTTCGGCCAGAGCGCTCGTTGATGCTGATATGGCCCTCTTGGGAGAGTTCGCCGATGCACTTTCGTACGATACGGATGCTCAGGCTGCACTTCTTGGCAATCGTCGGAACGGACGGAAAGCAGCCGGTGCCGACATCATTGGCGCAGTCAGCAAGCGCGAGCAGCACGAACTTCTTGGTCGGCTGCAGATCCATATCCCACACGACCGACATCAGTTTGACGCTCATCCTTGATCGCGCTCCAGGTCCAATCTGACCGCCGCCGCATCCTGAGCCGCAAAAAACGCATTCCCGGTGAAGCAACGGCAGTGGATAAAGTCGCGATGGAATTCATCGATGTTAGCGCCGATGCGACTCGATGCATTCGGGCACCAGTGCGCGTACACCGGCAGCTGCTCTGGTTGTAGCGACAGCTCTGCGCTCATGCTTTCCCAGCCTGTACATGCAAATCGGCCAGCCGCGCCAGGACCTCGAGCTCATCCGTGGCCAGTGCCGCGGTTCGCCCGCGGATCTTGATCAGCCTGCGCACGTAGTCGAGCTCTACACCGGTCAGAGTGATGGCGGCTGCCAGCTCTGGATCGATTTCCAGCTCGGCGGCCAGCGTCACGGCGTCTTGGGGTTCTCTCACAGACGAGCCTCCGTCGCCTCTCGCGCCACAGCGTCAGCGCGGGTGTGGCCGTTCGATACATGCTGAACCGCGTACCAGATGCCGAGTTGGCCGTGAGTTTTGAGCCGGTACATCGCCATGAGAGACCGGATCGCGTGGCCAACGCTCTGCGGCTCGATGTGCATCAGCTGGGCAATGCGCTTGAAGCACAGCCCCTCGACGCAGTAGAGCCTGGCGATCTCCAGGCGGCGCGCAGCACATCGACGCGTCCATGTGTTGTCGGCTGCCGTTCCCTTCGTCTTGCGCGGGATGCTGTCGATGCGGCGCGGGAGCTTTGGAGCCGACGACTTACCGCCATGCCAGGGCTGGGCTTTCATGCCTGCACCTGCTCAGTCACCAAGCTCCGATAGCAGCTCTCCCCACAGACCTGCCACGGACCTCTGAGGCAATGGCCGCAGACGACGCAGACGTAAGCGAATTCGGTCACTGCATCACCTCACTCTCGAAGTTGGATAGGAACCCAGCCGCGTCCTGAGCGTGCCAGTGCGGAGAGAAATCCCAGGGCACCACTCGGTCACCGGGGTACGCGCACGCGGCTACAGCGGCCTCCAGGGACGGAGCTGCGAAGTATTCGCAGGTGTCGTCTCTGCTCACGGCCCAGAGGCTCATGGCAGGTACTCGACTTTCCAAGCGGGATGTAGCGTCATCGGTCTGGACATGCCATCAAACTTGACGCGCAGGTATTGCTGCCGAGATCCAACAATCACACCCACTGCTGGCAAGTTACCGCCAGAGAATCGCACGCGCGCGCCACGCCTGGCCGGCACGCCGTAGCACTGACGGATGTATTGCATGCTCATGCTTTGGGCTCCTCGGCCTTGCGCAGGACTTCGCGCCAGTCAACCGGCGGCGTTACTTTTGACGGGTCTCGGGCATGCGACCAAATATCTCGTGTGGCCCGAATGCGTTTTTCGGCCTTGCCAGTTCGCCTTTGGTAGGCCTGCGAATTGAGCAAAGACTCACAGCCTGCACAGTAGCCACGAGTTCGATTGGCGCCGGTGACTGCCGGGATAACACCGCAGCGCGCGCACATGCCGTTGCTCATCCCCGCGCCCCAAAAAAGTCGGGCGACGACAGCCATCGCCCGCAGGGGTCGCAAGCCTCTGCTTGCGGGGAGGAACTCAGTTGAACCGAGAGATGCGCTCGAAAAGAACGGTGCTGTAGTCGCGCATGTGTCCGCACTGCCGCTGCAGCGCATTCCTCTCGATGTCCGAGAGGCATTCGAAGCCAGGCGCCACGATGAAGGCTCCGAGCCTTGAGAGCTTTTCGTCCAGCGCTGACTTCTCGTCGATGACTCTCTGTTGCCAATCTTGCATGTGCCCTCCAGGGCTGTTGGAAATTTGGTACGCACTGCGCGAAGTGTCCGAGCCCTGCAACCACCGAAACTTCGCGCGCGTTGTGGCGTTTACCGGTGGTGCAGGGCCTGGAATTGCGCGAGGTCAAAACAAGGGCAGCGGGACGGGCGAATCCGTTCTGCGTCGGGGAGAGATCCCTTTCGCTCGGGCACCGCTCGCCACACTCGAAACAAGAGACCCGCCCGAGGCCGTTGTAGGCGCCGCATATGCACTGCCATGCGGCTCCGCTATGTGGAAGGATCGCGCGCTGCGCGT